AGCGGCTATCGCAAAACGACTTGGTCTTTCCAACGAGCAATATGCGTCGGAAAAACTAAAGTTACAGAGGAGGTAACATTATGGTAAATAAAACACCGAGATCTGCATCCACAAGGGATAAAGTAGCACGAACTAAACACTGGCAGCAACCTAGCTCGCTTGATACACCAGCACCACCTGATGGTTATAAATTCAGATGGATTAGGGAATCAGTAAGAGGATATGAAGACAACAAAAATGTTGTCGGTCGAATCAGACAAGGATATGAACTTGTCAGAGCAGATGAATATCCAGACTTTGATTTTCCTAGCGAATCAGAAGGAAAACATAAAGGTATAGTTGCGGTGGGCGGATTATTACTGGCAAAGGTGCCATTAGAGATTGCAGCGGAGAGAGATGAATTTTACTCCGATCAAACCAAACGTCAGCAGGAAGCTGTTGATAACGATCTTCTAAAGGAACAACATCCTTCAATGCCAATTAATAAACCCGAGCGACAAACTAAAGTTACGTTCGGTGGCTCGAAGAAAAGTGAATAATTTTTAATCGACCTAGACGTAACACTTACTAATAACATACATACTAAGGAGTATTACAATGGCAAATCAAGACGCCCCTTTCGGTTTTAGAGCTGTAAGAATGCAGGGTTCCGCACCATCTTCAAATGGTCAGACTCAGTATTTAATCGCTAACGGCTATAACACCGCTATATTTCAGGGTGATCCAGTCGAGATGGTTTCTGGTGGTTCTCTCAATGTGGCTAACGGTGCCGCTGATGTGATGGTAGGTGTTTTAAATGGTGTAGAATTTATAGATACTACAACAAGAAAACCCACTTTCAGAAACTTTCACGCAGCAGACACAACCGCATTTGATGGAATTATCAAAGCTTTCGTGATTGATGATCCCGACCAGTTATTTGAAATTCAAGTATCTGGTGCATTTACAAACGCAGATATTGGAGCAACAGCTAATCTGACATACGCCGCAGGTTCTACAATTAATGGAATATCAAAAGTTGAAGTTAATTCTGGAGCTATCGGTACAGGTGCAGATTCAGCAGTGAAGATTGTTGGTTTATCAGGAGATCCTGAAAACAACGATACAACTTCTAACAACTCAAATATCATCGTGAAAATAAACAAGCATTTATACAATGCTAATACTGCAGGTATATAGGAGGTTAAACTATGGCTATATCTAGAAGTCAACTCGTTAAAGAGTTAGAGCCAGGTTTGAACGCTCTGTTCGGCTTGGAATATTCACGCTACGACAATGAACACGCTGAGATCTTTGATGCTGAGTCATCTGACAGAGCATTTGAAGAAGAAGTAATGTTAGCAGGTTTCGGAACTGCCCCAACCAAACAAGAAGGTGAAGGCGTATCCTTTGACACAGCTAACGAAACATTCACAGCACGCTATACACACGAAACAGTAGCACTTGCATTCTCAATCACAGAGGAAGCCGTAGAGGACAACCTTTACGACAGACTCGCTGCGAGATATACAAGAGCACTTGCTCGTTCAATGGCAAACACAAAGCAAGTAAAAGCTGCCGCTATTCTTAACGACGCTTTTGCTGCTGCAGGCGCTGCAGGAACAAATCCTGGTGGTGACGGTGTATCACTTATTAATACACAACACCCACTTCAAACAGGTGGTTTCTTAGTAAACAGACTTGCTACAGATGCTGACTTGAATGAAACTTCACTCGAGCAATCCTTAATCGACATCGCTGATTTCAGAGATGAGAGAGGCTTAAGAACAGCTATTCAAGGTATGAAACTTATCATTCCAAGACAGCTTCAGTTCACAGCTAACAGATTAATGGAGTCAACATTAAGAGTAGGAACAGCAGATAACGACATCAATGCAATCAGAAATATGGGAGTGATTCCACAGGGTTACACTGTGAACCACTACTTAAATGATGCAGATGCTTTCTTTATCAAAACTGACGCTCCTAATGGTTTCAAACACTTTACAAGAACACCATTAAAGACAGTTATGGAAGGTGATTTTGATACAGGTAATATCAGATACAAAGCAAGAGAGAGATACTCATTTGGTTTCTCAGATCCACGTTGTGTATTTGGTACATCTGGCGCGTAATCTAATCGTCAATAATTAATATCTAAAGGGCGTATGTCTTTGACTGCGCCCTTTTTTTATGGCATATTGAAATTCTAGCAGTTAATAGTTATGCACACTGGGCTAGCAGACGGTATAGAGACTGCATAACGGATGGTCTATACAACCAAGGAGGTTTATTATGGCTACACACTTTAAAGGGCCGATATTATTTTCAGCGCAGAGACCTGCACTTGAGAACTTAAATATCGCTAGATGGAATGATCAATTCATTCAGTTCGATGATTACGATCATGGAGCAATCGACGAAACACTCAGATGGGTAATCGTTAAAGACTCAGGCGCTTCTGTTGCTATCGTAGCAGATGCAAGATCTGGTGAAGTTAATCTTAATTCAACAGCAACAACAGAAAATGATGGAGCTTCTCTTCAAGGACATGAGGAATATTTCTCTCTTCCTTCAACAGCAGGCGACAAGTTATATTATGAAACAAGAATCAAAACATCTGATGTTGATCAAATGGATATTCTTGTTGGATTAACAGAAACATTTGCAACCAATCCTGAGAATGCTTTACTTTCAGCAAACATTATAGGATTCCTATTAGCTGATGGAAGTGCAGTTATTTCTGGTGTTACTGAAGCAAGTGGTACACCAACCACTGTTACTTTAGATACATCTTTATCAACTCTAACTAATGATACTTATGTAACTTTAGGTTTTGTTGCAACAAAAGGTGATACCTCTGCTAATGATAAAGTTGATTTTTTCATCAACAGAAAATTTGCAGGAACAAGTAAAACTAACATTCCAACAGCAAACATGAAGCTAATGGTTATGAGTTTATCAGGTGATGCCACAGGTACTAAAGTAACAACTTTAGATTACATGATGGGTGCTCAAGATAGAGACGTAACATACGCCGATGGTCCTGCGTAAGGAGTAAACTATGTCAGTAACAAGCATTAAATCCAAATTGTTTAAGGCGGTAAGTGCTAGTACGACTGCAGTTGCTGCTGCTCAACAGTTATCGGGTGCTGGTGAATTAAATTTAACATCAGTAGGTGTAAATGATGGCTCAAACTTAGCGACTACAGTTAGTCTAACTTCTGCTGCTAATCTGTCTGCAATAAATTTTACTATTACAGGCACAGATGAAAGTGGCGCAGTTGTTAGTGAAGTTAAAGCAGGGCCAAACGCTAATACAGTAGAGACAACTCAAACTTATCAGACTGTTACCTCAATCTCTGCAAATGCAGCAGTAGGGTCTGATGTCTCTGCAGGTTTTTCAGCAACAAGCACTTCAAAAGGAGTTCTTTTTAACGGAGCAACTAGAGTTAGAGGATTGCAAGCATTAAGTAAAAACGCAGCAGGAGTCTTCACTATTAAAGACGGATCACAAACAGGTACAGCTTTGTTATCTATTGATACTGCAGCAGATAATCCCTCAGTTCAAATAGAACCTTACATACCTGATGAGGGTATATTGTTTAGGAATGGTGCTTATGTTGAAATAACACCATTAACTAGCTTAACTGTATTCTTCGATGGCTAAGGACAAGCAACCACCAAAAACTAAAAAATATTTCCGCCCCACTAAATCAGGGGCGGGAATGACTAAAGCAGGCGTTGCCAAATATAGACGAGACAACCCCGGCTCTAAATTAAAAACTGCAGTGACAGGTAAAGTTAAACCGGGAAGTAAAGCTGCAAAAAGAAGAAAATCTTTCTGTGCTAGAAGTGCAGGTCAAATGAAAAAATTTCCAAAGGCCGCTAAAGATCCTAATTCAAGATTAAGGCAGGCTAGAAAAAGATGGAGGTGTTAAATGTTTAAAGGTTATTTTTATTTATTCTGTGCATTTATGACAGTTATCTTTATGTTCATATCAACACAAAACTCCTCAGCTGAGACCAATACCGTGTCCAGCACGGTAGTTAACAATACGCCACCAACAGCAAATGCACCATCTATAATTAACTCTAACAGCGATATATGTAAAGTTGGTGTTGGTGCAAGTGTGCAAAATAATATTGTTGGACTTGCAACAGGTGTCGTTATAGACGATGAGCTGTGTCAAAAATTAAAATTATCTAGAAGTTTGTATGGCTTTGGTATGAAAGTTGCGGCTGTATCTGTATTGTGTCAAGATCCTAGAGTCTGGGATGCGATGACAGACGCGGGGACCCCGTGCCCTGCACGTGGGGCCATTGGAGCCGAGGCGGAGACTTACTGGACCGACAATCCCGATCAAATTCCTGAGGGTAGTAAATACAAACCTGAATATGTACAAGCTAGTAAACCTATTAAAGAAGGAGTAAGCGATGCAGGACATATTACGCTTTATAAGACTTTGTTCCTTATTACTACTGGTCTCCTTTTATTCTAAAGCAGACGTTTGTTTACCTGACACAGAGGGTCTTTGTACTCCAGGGGTTACAATTACAGAAGACATACAAGTAGATGTAACTGAGGAGGACTTAGGCACAGAAATAGTCACAACCACTACAACGACAACGACAACCACCACACAAACCGTTACAAATCAAAACTCTGATAACATTTTAGATGGCTCAAACGGATATGTAGGAACAAGTAAAGAAGGTGATATGGATATAGATTGGGGTGGTCAAGGACCTGCTAGCATGCCTACAGGTAATAATTGTTATGGATTAGGTTCAGATAAATGTGCAGCTATAACAGGTAGTGGTAACTCTACCTCAACTATGGGTGTACCAGGAATGGGCACAACATTTATTCAAACTGTAGATATTTCTGATTTAAACATACAAAAAGGTGGAGAAGTAAGGTATTCAATTGAAGTAGATAAACAAGATGCTCAAGATAGAATATACATGCACATTACAGGACTTAATGGTTCTAACCAAGTCTTTACAGGCACTGACATC